AAAGTATAATTTCAGCTTCTTTTTGTGCCATACATTTAATAAAAAAGGGTAGAGAAATTAATCCCTACCCCACAAAGATAATAATTTTTCAATTATACAGCTGGACAACCTAAATAATCCGCTACAGGAGTATAAGAACCATCCAATACAGATGTTAACTTAGTAACTGTTGCAGCAGTACCAGCACCAGCAGTATTCAAATAAACTAAAGAAGTAGAATTTCTGATTACACCTAATCCAGATACAGCATTGTGACGAATCACTTGTCTGTGTTGAATGATGTAACGATTGTAAGTACCACTAACTAAAGTTGAGTTAGGAACATAACGTAAAATCTCAGTAGTAGTTCCAACTGGAGCAACCCATGCAGTAGCAGTCGAAACAACAGCAAGCGGAACGCTAGTTTCTACAAATAACTGACCAGTTAAAGGAGAAATAGATGTAATACGAATTTTAGTACCTACAGCAGCAGCAGTAAAGTATGCAGATGGATCAGAATTTATCTCATTGATAAATTTAGTTTGAAGATCAGCAATAGTAGGAGCTACAGGAGGAACTACAGTTCCATTACTAGAAACTGTGTAAGTTCTTGGAATGTAAACCGCTTTAGTTTCTTGACCTCCTCCGAAGAAGTTTTGTACGTAAGGAGCAGATACAGTCAAGCTGTAGATGTTTTGAGCTACTAGAGTAGCAGCAGACAATTCTACATCTATTACATTAGCTGTTCCAGCTGTGTAAGCGTTGTAACGGAAACCTAACAAATCAGATGCTTTAAGCACGATTGCAGAAGCACCAGTTGCATCTTTGATTGTTAATGAACCATTGTCTAGTACAACATCTGTTGCAGCTGTTGGTGCGTTCAAGATAGACAAACCATCTAGTTCTTGAACTCTTGGTAATTTGTAATTAAAAGCCATTTTTAAAAAATTTAGTCACCGATATTTCTATCTGTGTAGTTAATAATAAAACTTAACACTGTGTTAAATCCTGACAAAGATATAAAAAAATTTTAAAGTTGATTTTTTGGAAACAAAGATTAAGATTAAATTATAATTTATTATGATTTAATTTTATTTTTTGTTTATTTTTCTTTTCTCTTTTTTCTTTTTAGATTATGTATAGAGTATATATATATAATATATATACGAATATATATAATCGTTTTTCTTTTTTTGATTAATTCTTTTTTTGGTTCTTTTTTTCTTATTAAACTTTTTTTCTTTGTTTTTCTTTTTTCTCTTTTAAAACTTTAATTCTAAAAAAATGTTAAAATATTTTTAGATTAAAAAAACTTAAATAACTTTGTCTCGTCTGATTGCGGTTTTTAACTGTTTCCGTAAAGTGGATGATGATTGAGAAAGAGAGTGAAGATTAGTAGCTCTCTTTTTTTTACTAGAGTTCTTTGATTTTAAATATTGTTCCCGAAGTACAAGGGATCGTAGCTCAGCGAACGGTTATAACGTGTAGGGTTTCTTGCAGGCCGCACCACTCGCTCCTGGATCGTATGTCAGGTGAAGTTGGCAACTCTTACAGGTCAAGAGAAAAGTTGCATAAAGCACGTAAACCTAAGTACCTGTACAGCGTTGAGTATCGGGCTAAGTTATATACAATTCCTCGTAGCTGGGAGTAGAATGCTTAGGAGCGTGCTTTTAAATAGTAAGGTGGCGGAAGGGTAAACGCACTATAATCAGCAACAGGTTCGAGTCCTGTCCTTACTACTAAAAACGCTGATGGAAACATTGAAGAGTGTAATGCTAGCAGCTCAGCAGGTTAAGCGTGTCCTGATGGCCAAGTAGCTTAGTGGTAAAGCCCGACCTTTTAAGTCGGAGAACACAGAGTTCGATTCTCTGTCTTGGAGCAAAAAATTTTATATGTATCAATTAGTAACTGAGCTTAACAAGTTCAACAACGTGGTTTTTAATGAAGAGGACCATTCGTATTACCTTAACTTCAAGAGATGTATATCTACAACAGAACTTATAGGCCGATATAAGAAGAAGTTTGAAACGGATATAATGTCTAGCCTAGTAGCTAAACGTGATGGTAGAACTAAAGATGATGTAATAGCTGAGTGGGATGAGAAAAGAATAACATCTCAAGTGAGAGGAACAGAGCTTCATAAATGCGCTGAGCTAATGTTTCAAAGCAAAGGATATAAACCAGATCCTATCGTAACAAATAAGCTATACAAAATGTTACAGCAGTTTCATGCTCAGTACAAGGATATACTAGCTTTGGTAAGAGCAGAGCTTGTTGTAGGAGATGACACCTGGGGCGTATGTGGTATGCTTGATAAACTATTCTATAATACTATTGAGGATGAACTTCAGATATGGGATTACAAGACAAATAAAGAGATTAAGACCACAAGTAAGTATAAAATGATTAATGGATTGAATCATCTTCAAGAGTGTGAATTTAACACTTACTCACTACAATTGAGTATCTACAAAAAAATAATTGAGAAAAATACCAATTTAAAAATTGGAAAATCATATCTTTGCTGGATTAACGAAGAGAACGATTCTTATGAGATAATAGAAACTAAGTTTTTAGATGCTGAATCTTCTCTTATTTTAAATAGTAGAGTAGATGAGTACAACTTCAGCTTATTCGAGTAATAAACTTAGTCAGGTAATAAAAAACGAAACACCACACTTTATTACTAAGTCACATGTCAAGGCTAAATTTGACTACGATAGATATAAAGTAGAATACCATATATATTGGTACAACTTAAAGAATCCTATATTTAAAGATAGCCCTAGATACAAATTCTTATCATATAAAATAATGAATAAGAAAGAGCTTAAATACTTTGAGGACATAATAAATGAATATACTCAAGTAACCAATAATAAGTATGGCATAGTTTGGGAGAATAAAAAACTAGGATTCGATAAAACCCTAGTTAAGAATAATCAAATAAGATTGAATGTTTAGTCTAGAATCTTTAAAACCTTTCCTGTTGTTTTATCTATCCTAGCCTTCTTCATCCTATAATTCGTCTCCTTCGATTGAATATACCGTATCTCTACATTAGCTACTCCACCATCTGTCTTTATATTCTCTGGCTCATACCTAGCGTGAGCTATACTATTAATATAAGCGAAGGTTATAGCAAAGATGCTGTCATCATAATCATATCTAGGGTCAGCTGCCTGATACCTTGTCTGTCTATGACTATTCTGACTCTTTAAATCCTTCTCTACAAACGTCTTTAGCTGCTCCCAGAACCATGGTATATCTATATTGTACATATACGCCTCTAAAAGTTCCTCTAACTTAGCTATAATACGTGGCGCTGTGTTAGCCTTATTCGATATACCAAACCATTTACCTCCATGCATCTGAAAATACTCTGGTAGCTGTGCGTTAGCAGTAAACTTACTCTTAAACCCATGTATCTCCTGGAAATCCACGTGCATATCCCCGATGTTATTCTCCACAAGCTCCTTGACACCACCTCTTGCTATCTGATCGTAGTATAAACTCTGTAGCAACACCTGTAGATACGTCTGTTTAAACTTTCTATCTCTATGGAATACCACAGATGATACAGAATTAGTCAATGAATCCCATATAGCACTACACATCATGGAGTGTCCTGTCTCTGAGTTGATGGGGTCAGTACCTTGATACCACCTATTCTTCCACTTCTCCCCTGGTTCTGGATGATGAATCACTACAGCTGAGGTAGATACATCTTCTCTAGACCCTGTAGACACCCATTTAGCTCCTACAATCTTATATTCAGTAATCAAATCTGGTGTAGGGCGTGACATATCCATTATAGGCTCGAAATAACCATAATCTAGTGGCTTATCGTTTCCATAAATGTCATTTAAACGCTGATTACAGGTGTGAATAGGCACTAAAGTACGTGACTTACGTAAGAACATGTCATCTATAGTGATAGGATAATGCTGATGGAATTGAACCTTAGCAATCTCCCCTTTCTTAGTTCCTTCTAGTGCCAAATAAGCCTTTCTCTCATTATTAATGTGAGCATCATTAACGCCTCGCCTTGCGTAAGCATTAAAGAATAGAGGTATAATACCATATTCATAATTCTTTTCTTTCCATTGTTTTAGACACATCTTAAATTCAGACTCGAATACAGAACCTCCCTTATCCATCTCTCCACCTGTACCCCATGCAAGGAACTGTTGCTGCATAGTCATCTTACCTGAGTCTGGGTTATACTTAAATAAAGCAGGCCTACCCTCACGCATCATCTCACCAAATATCTCAAATAAACCAATCTCATCAATGAACACAGCTGATGGAGAACCACCATTGATAGCATCTACAGCTGGAGTATCTACCTGGAAACGTGATGCACCACCATCCTCCCTACCTTTTTTATCTCCTTTCTTATCGAATGACATTACTTGGTCAGTCCAGTTCTTAACCTCTTGAGCTATTACATCTGGTAGCTTAGTGTATGTCCACTTAACCTTATCCCTAAATATCTCTATACCCTTGTCTTTAGAGTGAGTAACAAACTTAATGAAGTAGGACTTATTGAAGTTTACTCGCTTCATACCTGCTAGACACATGGTAGTGGTAAAACCAATCTGTCGGGCCTTACCAATCATAAGTGAATATCCACAGTCGAATAGGAAGAGAAGTACTTTCTGAGCATCCCAGGCTTGATACGCTAGCATACCATTCTCAGATCTATCTTCCTTGATATATCCGTATTTATTACAGAAGTAAAGGGTGTTATCCTTACATCTCTGTATCTCTCTCATTAACCACTCTACTTGTTCATCCTCTGTGTCGTAATCAAGTATTTCTGAATCATCTTGAACCCATAGTTCTGCTTGACGACAGTATGTTTCAAATGGTTCGTAATGTATTTTGTTCTGCCATCCGCTATTTATGGAGTCTATCCATTTAACGAATGATGTTGGATATTCAAATTCTTTGTGGGATGGTTTCCATTCCGTAGTAAAGATTTCGAGTACCTCTTTATTTTTTCTACTCATGTCACAAATTTAGTAAATATTAGTGACAAATAAAAAAGCCACCTCGTTTGGTGGCTCGTTTATAGTTGATTGGAGAATTAATATCCTTTATCTCTGGTTGTAGCTTCTGATTGACTATTAGCTATCTTATCAGATTTGTAATAACCTTTCTCAGACTTCTTCTTATTCTTCTTAATCTTATCGTATTTAGCATACGCCTTCTGAATAAGTTTAGGATCTATGCCAGAGGTTTTGTTTAGCATCTTATTGACCTAATTTTCCTTTTAATTTCTGAATCTTAGCTTCAATTCTATTTTCTCTTTTTATAGAAGAATTTGAAGGATTAACATTAGTGTCTTTTACTTTTTTTGAAACAACATCACCTTTCATATTGTATTTAGTTTTTTCAACATGTTTACCTGCTCCAGGAATTTTATAAACTTCTTTAGATGTATTTCTCATTGGAGTTATAATACCAGGACTTTTTACGTCAACACGCTTACCTTGAACTTCTTTTCCGTCAAAAGACTTAGATACAGATGATACAGTTCTACCAGCACTCTTATTATAAAGAGATGTTGCCTTTTCTTTTGCCTTCCTGATTAAAGAACCTATTTTACCTGGGGCATTCTTCTTGTCTTGGCCTTGCGTTTCAGCTTCTGGCGCACTAGAACCATTCATTTTTTTTAAACTTGATTTAGGTTGTAACATAATTACTTCTTTTTAAATTTAGACATAAACTTTTCTTTCTTTTCTTCTTTCTTAGATTCACCTTTCTCGTGTTTCATCTTATCTTTTTTAGAAGAGTATTTTTCTTCAGCTTCAGATCCCATGTATTCTGACATCATAGCTTTTTTAAGTGCATTTCCTTTTTTCATTAGT